TGTCCCTTTACGGACACATTACTGGAGTTAAAAAAGATTTAGCACATGTACATGAAGATGTAGAAAGTTTGGGCGGCAAGATAGACAAGGTCTATTGGGTTCTTTTGACTGTTGCGGGTACAGCAGTACTCTTCGTTGCTGAAAGGTTACTAGGATGAACCTTAGTCAAAACTTTTCCTTAAGAGAGCTTACCAAATCGCAGACCGCGGAGCGTAAAGGGATCTCCAATGAACCTTCAGAAGAACATATAGAAAATTTAAAATTACTTTGCACAAAAATACTTCAACCGATTCGAAATGAATGGGGCGTTGTCAGTATATCCTCGGGCTACCGCAGCCAAGCGCTGTGCGAAGCCATCGGCTCAAAAATTACTAGTCAACATGCTCGCGGCCAAGCGGCTGACTTTGAATGTTATAGTATAGATAACAATAAACTTTTTAACTGGGCCATTAACAACGTAGAATTTGATCAAGCCATTTTAGAATTTTACACAGGCGACGCGGACAGTGGTTGGCTCCACATGTCATACAATGAAGACAATAATCGTGGTGAAACACTAAGAGCATTTCGAGAAAATAATAAAGTAGTCTACCAAAAAATATAAGACTATGAAAAATAGTCTACTGGTGCATAAGCACCTGATCATTCGAGCTGAAGCCATCAGACCCCCAACAGATGAAAAAAAATTAACAGAATGGTTTAAAGAATTTATTGAATCTATCAGTATGAAAATAATGATGGGTCCTTATGTTAAGTACTGTCACATGAAAGGTAATCGTGGCATCACTGGAATTGCAGTGATTGAAACTTCACACATTGTTATGCATGTTTGGGATGAACCTCACCCGGCCCTAATGCAGTTCGATATTTATTCTTGCGGAGAATTTAAACATACAGAAATCTGTAAAAAAATTATGGATGACTTTGAGATTCACAAAATAGAATATAAATATTTGAACCGCGAAACGGGATTGCAAGACATATAAACCTATTTCTAATTTTCGGGAAAAATTAGCTCATCCTATAAAATCCCATACCTATTTAAATCCAATCTTTTAATTCTTCACCCATAACAGCTGAAGCAATATTAATTTTCTTTCTTAAAGCTTTTACAATTTTTTCATCAACAGTATCTCGTGCAATCAAATCAATATAGGTAACAGATTTGTCTTGACCAATTCTGTGCGCCCTATCTTCTGATTGTAATCTTTTCTCCAGGTCATAACCATTTGAATAATAAATAACATTACTCGCTGCAGTTAAAGTAATTCCATAACCACCGGTTTGCGGATTACCAACAAAAAATCTTGCTTTAGATTTTGGATCTTGAAATTTCTCTATATTTGTTTGCCTCTTTTTAGACTCAATTGCGCCATAATATTGTACTATTGAGTCTTCGCCGTATTCATCACTAATTGTGTTCACAATTTGTTTAATATCATAAACATAGTTAGCCCAAATAATAACTTTACCTTCAATTTCATCTAATAAATTGAGCAATTCTGACATTCTATTATTTTTAAATTCCTGAATAGTGCCATCATCGGCTGTAAAGTGGCCACAAGTTATCTGGTGTAAACGCATCAATTGTGTCAGAACATGAGGCGCCGTTGCAATTTTGCCATTAAGATGAGCGAGGGCCGCGGATTTCATAGTTGAATAAGCCTTCTTTTGCTCGTCACTTAAATCTATTTCTCTACGCATGTAGACTTTAGGGGGCAAATCTAAGCAATCTTCCTTTAAAATTCTATAAGAAAATTTCTTTAAGGTCTCGGCTAGTTCATCCAGCCTTCTATAACTAGCAACAATTTGAACTCTTCTCCCTCCAAAATTTCTTTCAATCATTTGAGCGTATCTATTTCTAAAGGTATAAAAAGAACTAAAGCCTAATAAAAATTCATTTAAAAAGGCGCATTGACTATATAAATCCAGGGGTGATTTAGTAACAGGAGATCCTGTTAAAATTCTTCTATATTTTGCTTCTTTACTTAAAGCTAAAATAGCTTTGGTTCTTTTAGCAGTAGGGTTCTTAATGGTTGTAGATTCGTCAACCGCCATTAATGTTTTATGGCATCTTAAAAACTTACCAGCAAACTCTACACCTTTTTTAGTAGACAAAGCTTCAACATTCATAAGAAGGATGTGAAGGTCATAGTCTATTTCAAATAATTGTCGATACTCTTTATCCTTTGTTTTAGATGTTAAAGCAGTCCATAGTACCGTTTTATGATCTACATGACTAGGTAAATGATTTGGAATTTCTTGCGATAACCAGTTTCTATAAACACCTTTTGGTGCTATAATAAGCGCCGCATTTATTTTACCTTTATCATAAAGCATAGCCATATTATCTACTAATACTTTAGACTTACCTGTACCCATCTCCATAAAATAGCCATATTCATCTTTATCCCACGATTTTTCTAACGCAGTTATTTGATGCGCATAAGGCTTGGTCTTAAATTTATAATTCATCTTTTTTTCTACTTTCTTTTCTTGACTTCTTATATAATCATAATTATATCTATGTCAAGAAATAAGAAATGAAAAATAAAATATTTGAGTTATATAAACCGTCGTCTTTAGAAAGCTTTTTAGAATTTCATAAAAGCAATCCTAAAGAAAGATTTGTTTATGTGATTCAACAACCAGCGCCTAACATTAATATATTAAGTGCGTCTGATTATGGTTATCTTGTAATATGTTTGCCCAATAGAGATCAGGCAATATTATCTACTACACCTTATGTGCATAAGATGAAAAAAAACTTACAAGATTTTCGCAAAGAAGATTATTTATTAGCAGTAGGTGATCCAGTAATAATTGGAATATCAACCGCTGTTGTTAATGATGTAACCAACGGACAATTTAATATGTTGAAGTGGGATAAACGCGAATATAGATACTATCCATTAGAAATAGATATGTATCAGAAAGGAGAACAAAGTGACTGACGAGGTAAAAAACATGATGTTAGAAGATTCAAAGGATCTTCTGGACAGCGTAGAGGTAACTAACTTAGCTGATGAATGTCAAAAGTTGAAAGACACAGAAGACATGATTAAGTCAGCAGAAAAACATTTACAGGATCTGAAAGCTAAAGCTGATGATATAGGTTCAAGAATAATACCTGAATTATTAGGCGAGCAAGGTTTAACTTCACTTAAACTTGCTGACGGCTCTGCAGTAACTGTTAAAAAAGAATATAGATGTACTCTTCCTAAAGATGAAGATCGAAGAGCAGCAGCCTATAAATGGCTTCGTGACCAGGGGTTAGAAGATATTATTAAAAACAATATCTTTGTAACTTTTGGAAAAGGAGAAGATAACAAGGCGAAGCAATTGCTGACCCTTGCGGCGGACAATGGGTTCGAACCACAACAGAAATCTGATGTGTCTTGGAATACGTTAACTGCCCTATTCAGAGAGCGTATCGAGTCCGGGCTCGATATGCCTTCTGAGGTCTTTAGTACGTGGATTAAAGACCGAACTAAAATAACTCGGAAATAATGGAGGATGTGTAATGGCTAATGAAATAACAGCTAAAGCAAATGGATCTGTTGCCTTATTTGGTAATGATCTATCCAAAGGTTTTGAGAATATGACGCAAGATGATCTTGCGTTACCATTTCTTAGGATCCTAGGACAACTTTCCCCTCAAGTAACGCAGGGGGATGCAAAGTTTATAGAGAGTGCCAGACCTGGCATGATCTATAATACTGTTACCAGCGATTTATTCGATGGTAAAAAAGGTATCAAGGCTATTCCTTGCTACTACAAAAAAGATTATCCGGAATGGAACGATAGAGGAGAAGGCCCTGGTGCTCCTGTGGCAATTCATCTACCGCAAAGTCCGGTGATCGCAACAGGTAAGAGAGATGGTTCTAAAATAAGATTACCAAATGGTAATTACTTAGAAGAAACAGCTTCTTACTATGTAATGGTTGAAGCAAAATCAGGGGCTTATACTCCTGCGTTGATTACTATGAAATCAACTCAACTAAACGTCAGTAAAAAATGGAATTCAATGATGAAATTCATTCAAATACCTGATGGGAAAGGTGGATTTGCTATACCACCGATGCATGGGGTTGTTTACAATCTTACATCTACACTACAAAAGAACGATAAAGGTTCTTGGTATGGATGGGTTGTGACAATGGACCGAATACTGGAACAAAAGGATAAAGCTTTGTACATTAGTGCAAAAGACTTTAAAGGAAATGTTTCAAAAGGAAACGTGCAAACAAAAGCAGATGTGGAAGAAAAATCTAATACGGCAACACCGTATTAAATTTGCGAAGGGCCCGAAAGGGCCCTTTACTTTTAGAAGGAAGAAATATATATGAAGAAGTTCAAAGAAATTTTTAGTGGATTAACTATAGCATATGGACAATATCAAAAGGGTGACCGTGGTACTAACGGAAAACTTAAAGGAAAAGCTTTTATCGTTAGGAAAAACGTTACAGATAAACTGTGGGAAGATCATCTCGCAGGTAATCCTCCTGCATTGGGAATTATCCCTATTCGAGAAGATAATAATTGTAAGTGGGGTTGTATTGACATCGACGTTTATAATCTTAAACATCTTTCTCTTGTTCAGACTATTCGGAAGTTAAAACTTCCTCTTATTGTATGCCGTTCTAAATCAGGCGGTGCACACATCTTTTTATTTACCAAAGAATTTATTCCTGCATCCTTAATGCAGAACACTTTAAAAAAAATCTCAAAAACTTTAGGTTATGAAGGTTGTGAAATCTTCCCTAAACAAACAGAAATACTTGTGGAACGTGGGGACACAGGTAATTTTTTAAATTTACCCTACTTTAATGGCACGAAAGGATTGCGTTATGCTTTCAACGATAATGGCTCCGCTAGTACACTTGAGGAATTTTATAAGCTCTATGATCTTCTGGCTTGCGGAAGGCAAGAGGTGGAGAAAATTGAAATCGAAGAGAAAAAAATAGACGAAGCTTTTCCTCAAGGACCTCCTTGTCTAAATCAATTAGCCAAGGAAGGTTTTGGGGAGGGGGCTCGAAATAATGCATTATTTAATATTGCTGTTTATTATAAACAAGCTAAACCAGATTCCTGGGAAGATGAATTAGTAAAAGCAAATCAAACTCATATGGAACCACCTTTAAGTAATGGTGAAGTTCAACAATTAATTAAATCGGTAAATCGAAAAGGCTACGACAAATATAGATGTAAAGACGCGCCTATTAATGTTGTCTGTCAATCCAGACTATGTCGAACAAAAAGATTCGGTGTAGGTTATGGTGAAGAACAAATGCCGTTACTTGGAAATCTAATCAAGTATACTTCAACACCACCGCAATGGTTTTTAGATGTTGGTGAATCGCGGATCGAATTAAAAACAGAACAACTTTATAGTTCACCTTTATTTGCGTTAGCGTGTTTAGATCAAGCTAATTTAGTAGTACCTGTACCCAGATCAAAAGATTGGAAAGAATTATTTTTAAAACCTTTAATGAATAATTTACAAGAAGTGGAACCTTTAGAGTCTTTAGATCCTACTAATGAAATAACTTCTTTATTACAAGACTGGACAACCAATAGACAAAGCGCACGAACTCTCGATGATATATTTAATAAACTTCCCTACACAGATGACAATAGAGAATACACTTATTTTAGAATGGAAGATTTTTATAATTTCTGCAAAAGAAATCATTGGGAAATGGATAAAGTTAAAACAGGTAATTTAATCAAAAGATTAGAAGATATCTTTGTTGAAGAAGAAAGAGTCAGAGTAAAAAATCAACAACCTAGATTAATTAAAATTAAAGCGATGAAAAAAATAGAAGCAAATGTTTCAAAAACTAAATACCAACAAGAAGATTTTTAATGGAAATAGGAATCAATTGGTATGCAAGACTCCAGGGTAAGATTGCCGACCTGGAACATAAATTAGAAGATGTGCAAGCCCATAACAAAGAAATCAAAAGAAAACTAAAAAAATATGAAAACAATAATATTAGGGCCACCGGGAACCGGCAAAACAACAACCTTGTTGAATTTGGTGGACGAATTTATAAAAACAGGAATCAGGCCTAAACAAATAGGGTACTTTTCGTTTACTAAAAAAGCAGCTAACGAAGCCGCAACTAGAGCTGCGGATAAATTTGGGTTAGATATAGAAAATGATTTAGAAAATTTTAGAACTCTTCATTCTTTTGCGTTTAGAAAATTAGGAATCACTAAAGAAAAAATGATGGGGCCGGATGATTATAGAGAGTTTGGACTTAAGTGTGGAATTCCAATTAAGACAGCCGCTTTTTCAAATGATGATGGAACTTTTAATTGTGATAATGAATATTTAACAATTATAAATACAGCCCGAGTTAAACGAATGGACTTATTAGAATACTATGATTCTAGACAAAACATATTAGACATTGAAAGAAATACTTTATATTTACTTTCAGAAGAATTAAAAAAATTTAAAAAAGAAAAAGGCTTAAAAGATTTTACCGATCTTCTAGAAGATTTTATTCTGAAAGAAATCAGTCCAAGCTTTGAAGTTTTATTTATAGATGAAGCTCAAGACTTATCTTTATTACAATGGGACATGGTCAGATGTATATGGGCGAATGCAAAAAAAACTTATATAGCTGGTGATGATGATCAAGCTATCTTTAAATGGGCCGGTGCTGATGTCGATCACTTCATAGCCTTAAAAGAAGAAGTTGATAATATTAAAACCTTAGATCAATCTTATCGCATACCTGGTGGTCCTATCCATGAACTATCTCAAAAAATAATTAATAAAGTTACAAATAGATTTGATAAAACTTATAAACCAAGAGACGAAATAGGTATTTTAAAAAGATATTCAGACATTACTCAAGTCGATATGTCGGAGGGTAACTGGTTAATTTTATCTTCAGCAAATCATTTTTTAGAAGACGCTAAAGATTTATGCCAGATGCAAGGATGGTATTATCAGTATAGAGGAATTAATTCTGTTTCTTTAAAACTCTTACTGGCTTTAAATAATTGGGAAATGTGGCGTAAAGGAGCTCATTTAAATCATTTAGAAATAAAAAATATTTATCAATATTTAGGAGCCAACGTACTACCGGGTTTTAAAAAAGGAAAAACTTTACATTCTGAAGAAAAATATACGTTAAAACAATGTCAAGAAAAATATGGATTAATAATAGATAAAGTATGGTTTAATTCCTTTGAAGGACTGGACACTTTAACAGAAAATTATATAAGAAATATGAGAGCGAATGGAGAGAAAATAAATAAAAATCCAAGAATAATAATGTCAACCATACACGGAGCAAAAGGAGGTGAAGCAGATAAAGTTTTATTAATGCAGGACTTAACTAATGCGGCTTTAGAAACTTTTAGTCATGATCCAGATGAATTACACAGATTATTTTATACTGGAGCGACGAGAGCAAAAAAAGAATTACATGTGTTAGATCCTAAAAACTTTGATCGGGCTTATATATTATGAAAAAATTATACAAACAGTTAAAAAAGAAAGGTGTAATAAATGACAAAGTAACTCTGGGAGAATTACACGCTTACGCTAAACAAATCGGAGGATCTCATTATCAAAAATATAAAATTCAGCCAAGTAAATTTGTGATTGAGAACGAGTTGCTTTATCCAGAGGGATGCGTTATAAAATATATAATTCGTCATCGCGACAAAGGAAAAAAACAAGATTTATTAAAGGCTATTCATTTTATCGAGATGATAATTGAAAGGGACTATAAGTGAGAACGATCCAACAACCTTTATTCACTCCCGAAACTGAGTGGGTAATGACCGACGAACTACCAAATTTAAAAGGATCCAAAGAAATTGCAATTGATTTAGAAACCAATGATCCACACCTAATTGAGCTCGGTTCAGGAAATGTCACCGGAAAAGGCCATATTGCAGGCATTGCGGTGGCCGTAGAGGGCTGGTCAGGCTATTTTCCGATACATCATGAGCAGGGTGGTAATATGGATAAAAAATTAGTTTTGGAGTGGCTCCAGGACGTTTGTAATCAAGAACACACTACCTTTATTTTTCATAATGCTATGTATGATGTCTGTTGGTTAAGGGCCGCAGGTATAAAAATTAAAGGTAAAATTGTAGACACCATGATTGCAGCATCCTTAATTGATGAGAATAGATTATCTTATCAATTAAATACTTTAGCAAAACATTATGTAGGTATTGGGAAAGACGAAAAAATTCTTTATGAAGCGGCAAAAGATTATGGTGTAAATCCCAAAAAAGAAATGTGGAGACTACCCGCAATGTTTGTAGGTCAGTATGCAGAAAGAGATGCTGAAGTAACTTTAAAACTTTGGCAAAGACTTCATAGAGAACTTCATGACCAAGAATTAATGGATGTATTTAAATTAGAAACAAAATTATTTCCTTGTCTAATTGAAATGCGATTTAAAGGAGTGAGGGTTGATTTAGAAAAAGCACAAAAAATTAAAACAAATTTAATGAGTCGAGAGAAAAAAATACTCACTAAAATCAAAGACTTAACAGGAATTAATGTAGAAATTATGGC